GCCAAGCAACAATCGAGAAGCTCCGCGCCGATGAGGCTCGTGAACTTCGTCTTGAAGCAGCAACTCGTGACATCGCAGACCAGGTTCGTCCTGTCGCTGATGCACCACGCGGTGTTCGTTCAGATGCAGAAGTTATCCGCTCGATGGCAAAAGGCGAACTTCGTTCGTACTCGTTTGAAAAGCGTGATGTCGTAAAGACTTCGACTGGTTCACCAGTTCCAACATCGTTCTACGATCAGGTCATCATGCTTGCTCGTCATGTTGGTCCGATGCTCCAGACTTCAACAATCTTGAACACGGCATCAGGTGAGAACCTTCAGATTCCATCGCTTGCTCAGTATTCAACTGCAGCAATCACTGGTGAAGGCACAGCAATCGCTGAATCCGATCCAGTATTCAACTCGTTCATCACCTTGGGTGCTTACAAGTACTCGTTCCTCGTGCAACTCTCAACAGAGTTGATCGAAGACAGCGGTGTTGACATCTTGTCATTCTTGGCAGAACAAGTCGGCAACGAACTTGGCTTCCGAGTCAACGACGCTTTGACAGTCGGCACAGGCACCAATCAACCAAAAGGTATCGTCGCAGCAGCTGCTGCCGGCGTAACTGGCGGAACAGGTGTGTCGGGTGCTTTCACAGCAGACAACTTGATCAGCCTTGTTTACTCGGTAAACACAGCAGGTCGTCGTTTGGCTGGTTCAGGCTTCCAGATGAACTCGTCTTCAATCGCGAAGATGCGCTCGTTGAAGGACACAGCAGGCAACTATGTGTTCTCACCAGCACTCAACGCCGATGCACAAGACTTGCTCTTGGGCTACCCGGTCTACGAGAACCCAGCAATCGTTGACACAGCAACTAGCGCGAAGTCGGTAATCTTCGGACACCTTCCTTCGTACTATGTTCGTCAAGTTGGCGGCATCAAGTTGGATCGCAGCGATGACTACGCATTCAACGCAGGCCTTGTTACCTTCCGCGCAACAATGCGTGTCGACGGCAACTTGCCACAAACATCACATGTCAAACACTTCATCGGTGCAACAACCTGATAATCAGGAAGTAATACCGAAACAGACATGACAGTCCGCAAGGACTGTGACTAGGATTAAGCCTCGGCAAGGTCGTGCAGGACTTGCCGAGGCTTTCCTGTATCTGCACTAAACTTAGGAGGATCATGTGGGAAAACGTAATAGTCAAAGGACGACCGGTGGAGATGCCGGGATATTTAGCGGAGCGTTTGCTCCGAGCGGGCGTAGCGCACTTGTTGGAAACATCCGACCTGCCAATCCCGACAGACTCCGAGTCCTCTGGTATAGCAACGCACCTTGGGCTGCCACAGGATACGGACAACAAACCGCACAAGTCATCCAAAGGCTCGCGAAAGAAGGCCACCAAATAGCAGTCCACGCTATGTACGGACTTGCAGGTTCGGCATCAACTTGGAATGGTTTCAAAATCTATCCGCAAGGATTGGCTGCATACAGCGACGATGTGCTTGTCGCACACACAATGGAATGGGCGAACCAAGATCTGTCGACACCGACATTGATGATGACTTTATTTGATGTGTGGGTGTTGAAATCTGAATCGTTGAAAACTTGGAAGAACATCGCGTCATGGGTTCCTATCGATCATCAGCCGACACCGCCAGATGTGTTGGCTTGGTGTGAGCGCGACAATGTGAAACCGATCGCAATGTCGAAGTTTGGTTCACGAATGTTTGACTTGGCAGGTGTCGAGCATCTTTATGTTCCTCACGCAATCGAACCTGTGTTTCAGCCAACCGAGTCGGTGCCTTTGGCGAACGGCAGAAAGATGACTGGCCGAGAGTTCATGGGTTGGGAAGAAGACAGATTCGTGGTGTCGATGGTTGCAACAAACAAAGGTGCGCAGCCTGCTCGTAAGGCTTGGGCTGAGAACATTCTTGCGTTCTCTATCTTTGCGAAAGATCATCCTGATGCGGTGCTGTATTTGTACACGGAACCTGATGGTGCGATGGCTGGTATCAGTTTGCCGACATTGTTGGATGCGGTCGGCATATCAAAAGACAAATATAAAGTCGTTGACCAGTACGCCTACCGGCACGGTATGCCACAGAATGTGATGGCTGCAATGTACACGGCGTCCGATGTTCTGTTGGCTTGCTCGATGGGTGAAGGTTTCGGTATACCTGTCATCGAAGCGCAGGCTTGTGGTTGTCGTGTGATCGTCTCAAACTTCACGGCGCAACCTGAGTTGGTCGGTGACGGCTGGACGGTTGAGGGTCAGCCATGGTGGGATGCGGCACAGAAGTCATGGTTCTTCACACCTAATGTCCCTGACATCGTCAATGCCCTCAAAGCGGCCTATGACGCGCCTAGGAGCCGTTCTCAGGACGCCATCACCCATGCCCAAGGGTATGGAGCCGACACCGTATTTGAGCAGTATTGGAAGCCAGCTATGAAGGAGTTGTCCGCATGGTGCCGGTCGTAATCATCCCAGTCTTAAACCGATACGACCTACTTGAACGCTGCCTAGATTCACTCGACTTCCCTGTCGACAAGATCATCATCATCGACAACGGAGGCAAAATCGAAGAGGATTGTTTGGTGATGCCACGCCACAGTCGGCACGGCAAAACCTACATCTTGGACATGCCAAGCAATCTTGGTGTGGCGACATCTTGGAATCTTGGTATCAAGATGACACCGTTCGCATCTGGTTGGATTCTTCTCAACTCGGACGCCTGGTTCATGCCAAACAAACTTGAACAGTTCTGGGAACAGTGTTACCCGAACGAGATACATCTGACAGGTTCACCAGAATGGGCTTGTGCGTGGATCGGTTCAAGCGTCGTCAAAGATGTCGGTCTGTTCTGTGAAGCATTCCATCCTGCCTACTTCGAAGACAACGACTATGAGCGTCGCGCTGTGCGTCTCGGCAAAACAATCCGCAAATCACAAGACATCATCATGCACGACAACTCGTCAACACTTCTATCCGATGTCGCCTATCAGGCGAAGAACTCGGCGACATTCAACTCAAACCATGAACTGTTCAAGTTGCGTAACGCACGACTTGACGCAGGTCAATGGGATCTGCAACGCCGACTAGACCTGAGTTGGGATTGATGGCCAAATACCACAAGTTCCTCGGCGAACATCCCGATGTCGAAGCGATGTACCAAGCCGAGGACGCCGAAGAGTTTGACGCCTGGTATCAGTCGGATCTGCGACCGATGGGATACCGCCTTCTTTCAACAACGATGAACGCATTCTCGTTCAACACGATTCTTGACATTGGTTGCGGCAAAGGTACACAAACACATCTGATGGCGTTACGCAACCGAAAGATTGTCGCCTACGACATCTCTCCAACCGCGATACGCAAAGCAAAAGCGTCATACCCTGGTATCGACTTTCGTGTCGGTGATGGTCTGACCGCAGCGAAGTCAGGTGAATACGATTGTGCGGTCATGTCGCAAACCTTGTACATGCAACCCGACTGGCAACAAGTGATCGCCGAAACAGCAAAGCGATGCGACTGGCTTATCATCCACGAGTATGTTCCGTTGAAGACTCAATGGTGTGTACCGGACATACAAAGTTTGCAAGCCGAGTTTGAGAAACATTGTTCCATCGACACGAAGATTGTGATGAACGACAACCGCATACTGCTGATAGGAGAGACACACCGATGAGAGTCTTTGATTGCATCCTGTTCAACCAAGAACACGACATGCTCGAATGTCGACTATCAGAGATCGGCGAAGTCGTAGACAAAGTCATCATTGTCGAATCATCCACGACCTTCATGGGTCAACCCAAACCGCACGGCATAGACCTTGACAGGCTGTACAAATGGCGCGACAAAATCCACTACGAAACATTCGAACCAAACCCGTATCAACTTGGCTGGGCGGCGGAACACGCACAACGCGACCACCTGTTCGTTGCGCTGCAACAATTCTCACCAGAAGCACAAGACATTGTGACGGTCGCGGACTGTGACGAGATATGGAACCCAGCCGACATCGAGATATTGAAAGAAGGTTGGCGTGTCTACATTATGAAGCGTCTAGTCATGTCCGCCTATTGGCGTCTATCGGACGAACACACAATGGTTGCAGGACCTTACGGTCAACGCGCTGGTGGTGCGCAACACATACGCTCGAATCGTGAACGGCTACCGAACCTGCGATCAGGTTGGCATGTGTCGTGGATGGGTGGACCTGAATGGGCTGCGAACAAGATGCGATCCTTCTCTCACCAAGAACTCATGGTTGATGACCCTGAAGGATTCATGGCTGAGAACTATCGGATCGGCCGTTCGATACGCGGCGAACAGTTGATTGAAGTGCAGATGGATGATTCATGGATTGAGTGGATTCGTGAAGGGAAGGCTCCGTTGTCGTGGTATCGGCGCCGGTAGCAATCATCTCGCCGTTCGAGCAGAACTATTGGGATCGGTTCGGTGCGAACTTTGTTGCATCCATTGAGGCGTTGACGGTCAAACCGCAAGAGGTGATTCTGGTGACGACCGCCAGAGTTGATGTGCCTGACTGGTGGAAGGTTGTCCCATATTGGGATGATCGGATCTGGCCGTGTGTGAATGTTGGTGTGCGTGAAGCAACAGCCGAATGGTGTACACATCTGCCAGTCGATGACCTGATGGACGCAAACTTCTTTGACGGTTTGGTTCTTGAAGGTGACGCGGTGAATGTGCGCGGTCGATGGAATGGTGGTTTGTGTTACGGCACACCTGACCAATATCAGAACCTGCTCAATATGCGAAACAACGGTATGCCAGGGTTGGCGGTTATTCGTCGCAAAACTTGGTTGAAGATTCCTTACCGTTCCCACAAGTATGTTGATTGGGTTCATTGGTGCGAGATGCGTTCACACAATGTTCAGGCGTCGTTTGATTCGCGTTGTGTGTGGACTTGGGTTCGACATGATGATGCTTTGACGGCACAGTCTGATCATCAGGCTGAGCAGGATGTGATCAACTTCTGTGGGTTGTTGAAGTCGGGTCGGGTTGTGCCTGGTGAGGATTGGCCGCCGAAGTTGGCTGAATGATTCTTCAAGACTTGAAGGACCGTCACAAAGGTGAACAGGTTTGGGTGTGTGGTTCTGGTCCAAGTATGGGATGGGTGACACCACAGTTCTTTAAAGATAAGACTGTGGTCGCGATCAACGAGGTTGGATTCGTGTTCGGACTTGAAGACTTCTATACGGCGACAAATTATTCAACTCATCATCCTGTGGTAGCGGGCAATGTGGCTGCGAACCCGCATCAAATCTTCGTCACACCAGACATGAATCTGGAAGCTGGTGATATGACTGCGACGCATGTCGGGTCAGGTAATCACATCACATTCCGACCACATGCACCATTCTGGCGACCCGACACCGACTGGCCAACCGACCCAGATGTGCTGATTACTGGTGGCACTTCGGCACATATCGCAATGCACCTCGCCTGCTATATGGGTGCGTCACAAATCAACCTTGTCGGTGTCGATCTCGGACTTGTTGATGGGCAGGAGAACTTCGCTGGGTATCGCAAGTCGAATGGTGCGATGGATGGATGGCGTCAACAGTTCGGTGTGGTTGTGAAGAAGTTGCGTGAGTTGTATGGAGTAAGATTCTTCAGACTTCAGCCATCACTTGAGTTGTTGGTTGTTGAGTAGGATAGGAACCTATGAGTATCGTAAATGGTTACGCGACCAGAAATCAAATTAAAGCCGCGCTCAGAATCGGCACAGCCGACACACAAGACGACGAACTAATAGACAACTGCGCCGGTGCAGCCAGTCGACTAATTGACGGTTATGCGAACCGACAGTTCTGGGCATACAGTTCAGCCACGGTTCGAGTGTTCACCGCAGGTGACGAATATGTGTGTGAGATTGACGACATCTCTTCATCAACATTGACTCTCAAGACTTCGACTATGGCTGACGGCAACTTTGATGTCACATGGTCAGCAACCGATTACCAGTTGGAACCAGTGAACGGAATCTTGGATGGACTGACTGTTCCTTACACACGCATCCGTGCAGTCGGCGACTATCTGTTCCCAACTTTGAATGCGAACTACGGCTCTGAAGCATTGGTGCAACTGACCGCCGTTTATGGTTGGCCGTCTGTGCCTGAGCCGATCACGCAAGCTGTCATCATTCAGGCGTCAAGAATCTTCAAGCGTTACGATTCACCGCTCGGCGTTGCCGGCTTCGGAGACTTGGGTGCGATACGAGTGACACGCGCACTCGACCCAGATGTCGCACAACTTGTCGAGCCATATCGCCGAATGCGAATGTTTGCATGAGCGCAACAGTCACCGAACTCAAAACAGGTTTGCAAACCCGTCTTGCAACAATCACGAACCTTCGCGCCTACGCACAACAACCCGACCAGGTCAATCCGTCGCTCGGCGGTATCGCTTGGCCGTCACTCGAATCAATCACCTATCACGGTGCGATGCGCAACGGACTCATCACCCATGTGTTTACAGTCAGCGTGATTGTCGGTCGCGCAGCGGAACGAACAGCACAGAACTTGATGGACACCTATCTGTCGTATGACAATGGCATCCGTGCCGCTATTGAAGCTGACCCGACACTTGGCGGATACGCACAAACATTGATCGTGGAAGAAGCAACCAACATCTCAACGGTTGACGCGAACGACACAACCTACCTGACAGTCGACTTCCGTGTCGTGGTGTACGCTTAAACCTATGGCAAAGTTCCAGGTGGTTGAAGGCTTCACGGTGTTGGGTAAACAATATCCATCCACTATTGATGGCGCAGATGTCGATCATCTAGACTCTCTACTGCAATCGGGTCGCATTGTTCCGGTGGCGGATAAATCAACCTCGAACGCCGACACGGCAGGAGAAAAATAATCATGGCAAAGTTAGTTCTTACACAAGCAAATGTGACACTCAACGGCACCGACATCACCAACAGTGTCGCGGCAGTAACTCTGTCAACTTCAGCAGCCGAAGTACCAACAACTTCATTCGGTTCAGGTGGCGCAGTAACCCGCGTCTCAGGTCTGATCGACAACTCAGTGACACTTTCGTTGCACAACGACTACAACGCCATTGACGGACTCATCATGCCATTGATCGGCTCAACCGCTGTCACGATGGTTGTGAAACCAGCAGGCACAGCCGCAGCAGGAACCGCTTCGCCTCACTACACCTTCTCTGTACTTTGCACAGAGTTCAGCCCAGTAAACGGTGCTGTCGGTGAATTGAACACAGCCGATGTCACTTGGCCAATCAGCGGAACAATCACCAAGGCAACTGCTTAATTCTTAACAAAACAATCAGGAGGTAAGAATGAAACTAGCAATGGAAATCACGCTTGATTCGGGCGTCAAAGAAAAAGTGACTGCACACTTCGCAGACTTTATCGCGTTCGAAGGTGAGAAGAATCGTCCTATCACCAACTTACAAAGCGAAGTCAAACTCAGCGATCTTGCTTGGCTTGCCTGGCATTCATTGAAACGACGCAACCAAGTCAAAGTGACATTCAATGAATGGGTTGAGACAGTCGAGTCATTGGAGGTCGCAACCGAAGATTCGGTGATCGTCCCTTTGGAGAACAATCAGCCCACTGGCTGATCGCATATCTCGCCTGCGAAACACACATCGCACCATCTTTACTTCTACAAGAATCACCTAGAATGCTGTACACGATGGTCGGCTATCTGCGCTGGAAGAACATCAAATCAAATCCACCACAGAGGATCAACTGATGGCTTCACAATTCCCAGTTCCAAAAGCATTGAAGTCGGCGTTCCCTAATCAGCCAGGTGACTTAGGTTCAACGGTCGGTCGTGCCGGCGGAGTCGGAATCGCAGTCGAAGTTGAAGGTCTGTATGACATGCTTCGTGGCTTCTCAAAGGCAAGCCCGTTCTTCAATGAGATGGTTCGCAAAGTCTCAACCGATCTAGCTGTTGACTTATTGGCTGCGGTAAGAGTTGAAGCGGGTACCATCAGTCGTTCTCGTCAAGCATTAGAACTGACGCGAGGGTTGAAGGTTAGAAAAGATCGTGTGCCTTCAATCCGTCTTCAACCAAATATGCTGTTCAGATCCAAGAGCAGATCTAACCGGAAACGCGGTCTAGTTCAAGGTCCAGGTTTGACACGCAAGGTGACAATGGGTGATGTGTTCTTCGGTGCCGAATTTGGTGGTGGTGAAAGACCGACCACGAAACAGTTCTTGAGGCATCGAGGTCAGTCGGGCTACTTCTTCTGGCCGACCGTCCGCAAGAAAAAGAACGAGATAGCCCAAAAATATCTAGAGGGTATTGACGAAGTAGTTCAAAAACTAGATATCGGCTGATACTTGCATTCGGCTCAGGATTCGCTATCCTGAACCTAGGAGGTTCTGCACAATGTTTGAAGTCGTCGGGTTCCCGTCGGTCAAATCCATCTACCCAAAGACCATCGCCACATCATGGATGGACTTCGCAGCGATGCTCGGCAACCATCAAGAACGAGCAAACAAATCTGACGGTGCGCTGTACTCGCCAGTCACCTATCGCGAATATACGACTCGTGGCAACCGCAATGTTGAACATGTCTGGGCATTGGTCGTTGACCTAGACGGTGAAGCATTCGAGCAGGCTGATCTCGGATCGTATATACACTTCGCCTACACAACCTGGTCACATCGCGACAACGATCCACACTGGCATGTCGTCGTCCCATTCGAACAAGCCGTACCTGTACAAAACTGGAATGAAGTTTGGCATGAGACACATGAGCGGCTTCGTCTCAAAGGCGACCCAGCGACCAAAGACCCAGCCCGCATCTTCTACCTGCCACAGCACGAAGCTGGTCAACCATTCCGTACACATCATTCAGGTTGGCGATTCCTTGACCCAACCATCACCGATATCGCTGCACCGACACGCCGATTCTCAACACCAACTATTCGATCGACTGTGCAACGCACAAGCACAAAGAAGAATCGTCATGTTCTAGATCCTCGTTGGTGGGATGCGCCAGTCGACTTGTCAAAATATGATGGCATGACTCAACATGAGATACACAGAAGCATCCAACTTGAGTGGGCTGACTTCAAGAAACGAGCAGGCATAAACTGAGTAGAATTGCGTCACCATGGCAGGTGAACGCACATTCGTTGTAAAGATTCTCGGTGACGCAGGTAGTGCTGTTGCCGCGTTCAAGAAACTGCAAGCCGAAGGTGAAAAGGCCGTCGGAGGATTGTCGGCACAATCCAAAGCCACGCAAGAAATCTTCAAACAAGTCACGGTCGCTTCGGCTGCGGCGTTCGCATCTGGCGTCGCACTCTTAACCAGTTCGGTCAACGCCGCAATCCAAGACCAACAAGAACAAGTCAAACTTGCGCAAGCCTTAAAAAACACAACAGGCGCAACCGACGCTCAGATCGAATCCACGGAACGCCTGATCACTTCGATGAGTCTTGCGTCCGGCACCGCGGACTCTGAACTTCGTGCGGCCCTGGCATCACTCACTCTCGGTTCAGGTAGTTTGACGCGAGCGCAGAAAGACCTTGCCCTTGCGCAAGATATTGCGACAAGCACTTCTGTCCCACTCGCTCAAGTTGCCGACGCTTTGTCAAAAAGCTACAACGATAACTTCAAAGCGTTAAAGGCATTGTCGCCTGCGTTGGCTGACAACATCAAAGAAGGTCAAGGACTTGAACAAATCTTTGCGGAATTGAATGCGCAGTTCGGTGGTGCTACCCAGGCTGCGGCAGGAACAGCAGCCGGACAGATGCAGATTCTCAAAGTACAGATGGCCGAACTCAGCGAAAGTATCGGTGCCGCACTTGTACCAGCGTTGGCTGCGATTCTGCCATTGTTCCAAGCGTTGGCAACCTTTGCCCAGAATCATTCAACATTGTTCGCAGGTTTGGTAATCACATTCACCGCGGTCGCAGGTGCCGTTCTTCTGTATGCAACCTATCTAAAACTTCTTCCGCTTCGAATCGCGGCGGTCGCAACAGCCCAGGCGATTCTCAACTTCTTGATGACCGCAAACCCGCTTGGCTTGATGATTGTCGGCGTGGCTGCTTTGGCGACCGGATTAGTTGTTCTAGTAGGCGGAATGGACAGACTGATTATCAGCATCAAACAAATGGTGAACGGATTCAACAGTCTGTTGAACATCATCTTGCCACTCGATATCCCGATGATGCAGGTATCAAAACGCACCGAAGAAATTGCCCAAACACAGCACCGCTCAATTCCTATTGCCGAGCAGATCGGCACAAAATACTTGGAGATCGCTGGTGCATGTCGCGAGATTCTCAAAGTGCCGATCGCCAAACAGTTAGAAATACAAGCCGACCGATTGACTCAACTAGCGTTCTCGCTGGGCGTAACCAGAGTGTCCTATGGTGGGTTTAAGACTGCGACCGGTGGCGCATCAAAGGCTGTTGAAACCGCAGCCGAAAAGATGAAGAAATATACGGATGCAATCAATCAATCTGAAGTTGCACAGAAGTCTTTCACTCGTGCGCAGAAGGCGACCGCTGATGCACAGAAGTCTTTGAACACAGCCAACACCGATCTTGCCTCTGCACAAGAACGATTCAACAAGGCTGTCGCTGGATACGGTGCAGATTCGGTCGAAGCCAAAGCAGCGCAAAAGGAACTTAGCAAAGCGCAACGCAATGTCGAGCAGGCTGGATATCGAGTTGAGGAATCTGTCTTTGCGGTTCGTGATGCAGAATTAAAACTTGCTGAACTTCGAGCCGATCCAACAACTAGCGCACAGGCAATCCGTCAAGCCGAAATTGATTTGGCTGAAGCAAAACTTGCGGTCAAAGAAGCAACCGATTCACAAGAAGAAGCCACCAATGGTTTGGCTGAAGCACAAGCCATTCTCAACGAAGCGGTCAATGGTGCCGTTGAAGGTTCGAAGACTTACAACGAATTATTGAAAGAAGTTGATGATGCAAAAGAGCGTCAGATTAGTGCATCAGAGAAGTTGGCTGACGCGGTTGATTCTGAGACTGAAGCGTATGAGCGTCTTGCCGAAGCGATCAAGGCTGCTGGTGAGGCTGCAAAGAATACTGGCCGAACTGGTTTGACTATCCCAACCTTGCCAACCGTACCGACACCGACCGTGTCGACTGGTGGTGGTAGCACGACTGGTGGTGGCGGTGCGAACATCACAATCAACACAGGTCTTGGCACGAACGGCATCGAGGCTGGTCGGCAGATCGTGGAAGTGTTGCAACAATACTCACGCATCGGTGGCAACAACTTCCTTGAGTTCGCGGTTGCGTAACCATGCCAAAGACACTGAAGTGGGGACAGGCATACTCGGTTCTGCTGGATGTCGGCGCGGTCGCTGACGCATTCATACTCGACTCATCAACACTTGACGGCACAGACACGCTCGATGGCACAACCGACTTCGTGGATGCAACCGAGTATGTGTTGGCGGTCGGAATCCAGCGTGGCCGTGGAAGTCAAACCGAACAGTTCCAACCTGGCACCTGCCGCATCTTGGCTGACGACCGTGCATCAGGCCGACTGTTTGACCCAGCGAACACCGCCTCAACATGGTACGAAGGCGACTTTGACCTAGCACCGAGACGCGCAATCAAAGTTCTTGCCGGTACAGCCGAACTGTTCGTCGGTGCGATCACCGACCTTGACATCACTTATGAGATGCCAAACCTGTCATTCGCTTCGATTGTGGCGGCGGACGGATTGTATGAGCTGTCACGCACAGCCTTAACCGCATTCACACCATCGTCACAACTCACCTCGGCTCGAGTGTCGGCGATCCTTGACCGACCAGAAGTCAACTTCTCAACAGCATTACGAAACATCGCGACCGGTGTCGCAACCTGCGGAACGGTCGCTTATACCGATAACACGAACACACTCACAGCGTTGCAGGCGGTCGCTGTGGCTGAGGATGGTCGCTTGTTCGCAAACCGTCGCAACCAAATCCAGTTTGATGAAAGAATCTCGTTCACCTTCTCAACCGCCATCGCATCATTCGGTGGCACGGCTGCGACAGATATTCCTATCTTGGCGATCGGTGTCGCATACGGTCAAGAAACATTATTCAACCGAGTGCAAGTAGATGTTGATGGTGGCACAGCCGCACAAGTCGTTTCGGATGCGACCAGTCAAACGAAGTATGGTGTGCAAACTTTGTCGTTCTCAAGTGTGCCGTTGGTGAGCGAGGCAGCTGGTGCAACCCTGGCACAGAACCTGTTGGACAAATACAAGGAACCGAAGATTCGGTTCAACGAGATCTCAACCAGCCTGAACGCTTGCGGTTCAGCACTCTGGCCGACCGTACTCACACTCGATGTCGGGTCGGTAATTTCCGTCACGAAACGATACGACCAAGGCCTACCCGCTACCCGCACCGAGTCAGTGTTCATCGAATCCGTCTCGCACGACATCACACCATCCGATCATCGGATAAGATTCGGTCTTGGTCAAGCACAACTCTTGACCGCATTCATACTCGATCAAGACGCACTTGATGATGTGGATGTTGGATTACAATAGGAGCATTATGGCAGGCGCAGGGTATCGCACATTCGCATCGGGTGAAGTCTTGACTTCGAATAATGTCATGACCTACTTGATGGATCAGATGGTGCAAGTATATGCAGGCACCGCGGCACGAGCATCCGCAGTTCCATCACCTTCGACTGGAATGGTTGCATATTCGACTGCGACAGGTTTGCAAGTTTTTAATGGCTCAGCATGGGTTAATGTATAGATATGGCCGGCGCAGGATATAGAACTTTCCAGAGTGGTGAGGTCCTCACCAGTAATAATGTGCAGACCTACTTGATGGATCAAGCCGTGCAGGTTTACTCCGGCACAGCAGCACGAGCATCCGCAGTACCATCACCATCAACAGGCATGGTTGCTTACTCGACTGCGACAGGTTTACAAGTATTCGACGGATCAGCATGGACGAGTGTTGGTGGTGCGACTTATGCAGCGATCTCTGGTGGTGCATCAACTGCAATCGGTACAGCGATTGGCGGCTCAACTTACAATGTTCACACCTTCACTTCTGACGCCAATTTGGTTGTCACGACAGCGGGTCTAGTGGATTATTACATTGTGGCGGGCGGTGGGTCGGGTGGTGCAGGTCAGTCTAATGTTTCGGGCGCTGGTGGTGGTGCGGGCGGTGTTTTGACTGGCACAATATATTTGGCGGCTGGCACAGTAACAGTTGATATTGGTGCTGGTGGCACAGGGTCGGCAACAGTAAACGCTTCGACAAATGGTTTAGGTTCAGTAATCGGCACAGGTACAGGTGCGTTAAGTGCGGCTGGTGGTGGTCGTGGTGCTGGGTATGTTGCTAGGCCAACGCCGCAATTTTCAGGCGGTTCTGGTGGTGGATCAACTTTTAACGATTTTGACGGTGGCACAGGTGCGCCAAGCGTTGTTGACACTATTCAAGGTTATGCAGGTGGTAATGGCAGCGCCAGCGCAAGCGTTGGTGCGGCTGGCGGTGGTGGCGCAACGGCTGTTGGTGCAAATCAAACTGGTGCGTCAACAACGGGTGGTGCTGGTGGTGCTGGTGTAGATGTTGGTCTTGCATTCTTGGGTCAAACAGCCAACACGACCCTCAAAGCAGGCGGTGGTGGCGGCGGTGGCCTCGTCGGTGGGGCGGGCGGGTCATCAGTTGGTGGGGCTGGCGGGTCAAATGCGGCAGGAAACTCTGCGGCCGCAAACACAGGCAGCGGTGGCGGCGGTGCTGGATATGGCGCGACGCGAAGTGGCGGCAACGGTGGGTCAGGAATTATATACGTCAGGGTGAAGACATCGTGATCGCACAATACTTTGCACAACTTGACGAAAACAATGTTGTTATTGATGTTCGTGTTGTGACTGCTCAATTTATGGCAGAAAACCCTGGACGATATCCAGGTCGCTGGGTTGAAACTTTCGTTGGCGATTCAAACAAACAATATGCAGGCGTCGGATTTGAATATCTTGAAACCGATGAAGACTTCAGACCGCAGCAACCATATCCTTCTTGGACTTGGGCGAATAAAACTTGGAACCCACCAACACCGATGCCTTCGACTGGTGAACCATATAGGTGGAGTGAAGAAGATCTTGAGTGGGTCGCCATCTAACTAGGTGGCTGATCCCGCTACCAGCAATCGTTCTGTCGTTCTGGCCGACACTTGTTCGCGCCGAAGCACAGCCAGGTTTGCAGACGACCTATTACACGATTGACGCAATCCCACCAGTTCAGTCGACTACCGAATATCCGGTGTGCGGGTCGGAGATTGAGAACAACATCAATCGTTCTTATGATGGTGAACCGTATCTAGATTGCACCTATGACCTGTTCATGGTTCACATGACAGGCTTCATCGAGATACCTGAACATCAAACCATCGAGTTCATGATTGCTTCGGATGATGGTGGTGAGATAACAATCGGCGGCAACACCTTCGGCGTCTGGTACGACCAAGGCTGCACATGGACTATGTCAAACGAATTGCAACTTGACGCGGGCAGTCAGCCGTTTCAATTATTCATGTACGAAAACGGCGGAGGAACCTGCGTAATGCTTGCGTGGAACATTGACAACGCCGGATGGGAGATCGTGCCGGACTCGGCGTTCACACAACAAGCTGTTGCGACTACTTCGTCAACCACCACTTCAACCACAACAAGTACATCAACCACATCGACGACAGTTGCAGAACAAACAACCACGAGTTCGACTTCTTCTTCCACGACTTCGACATTTACAACACTCCCTCCCACAACAACGACCACAACCACGCAACCAGTTCAGACAAGCACAACCACATCAACGACAAGTACCACGACAACGACGACCACAACTGTCGCACCAGCTCCGACAACAACCCAAGCACCCTACACGCCTCCTCAAACTACGACAACTAGCGAACCAGTCGCGTCAACAACTTCAAGTACAACGACCACAACTTCTTTGCCTGAACCCGAAACCACAGTTGAAGAAACATCGACTACAACCTATCTGCCCGATCCTGATCCCATTGTTCCTGAATCTTTTTCAACTCTTCCCGTCGAAACAACACCGCAAACAACACAGCCGATGCCAGAAACAAGTACGCCACAAACAACACAACCAGAAGAAGAGAGTTCATCAACGACAACAATACCTGACATGGAACCCGACACATTCACCGAAGAAGAACTGGAAGAGTTCGTCGCCGAACTTGACATCAAAGAAGACGAACCGATTACCGACGAGAAGGTTGAGCAGATCCTTGAAGTGTTGGCAGACGCGGCACCGGCTCAGATCGTCGCAGCAATCGAGCAGGTGTTGGCAACCAACATCACATCCGACCAGGCGGTCAGCATCGCGTCAAGTCCTGAAGTATTGGCGGCAGTGACCGAGGATCAAGCCGAGGCGATCTTCGAAGAGATCGTGGTCGAAGAACTAACATTGGAAGTGGCCGAAGAACTAGTCGAAGTCCTGAACGAAGCACCAACGAAAGTCAAGAAGGCATTCCAAGAAACCATCAATGTCTTTGCGGGCGTGTTTGATTCCTTCCAGATGGTCGGCCAGACCATTCCCGTTGGTGAACGCAGGACACTGGTCGCCGTATCAAATACACTTGTGGCGGTAGGAGCAAGCCTGCGCAGAAGGAATACCTAAGTGTTTGCCAAACTACGAGATGAACTGTTTGCGTTAGGGTTTACCCTCGGCGCATCCGCAATCACCATAATGACCTTGTCAGGCACGGTCCAGAATTGGGCGTTGTTCTTCACATTCCTATCGCTCGCACTACACTTGGCAGGAGTATTAACGAAGGACGGAGAAGACCATGGTGCCAGAAGTGAAGATCAATAAACAGAATCCGACAATCGCAAAGTTCTTGGATCTCGGTCAAAGACTTGTCTCATTGTTTCTTGCCAACGCGCTACCAGCAATCACTACAGGTGCAGTCATCGGTATCTCGGTCGGTAAGGCTGCGATCATGGCTGGTGCGATGGCGGTCATCA